CTGGGCTCTTTTACCTCTCAAAATGGCACAATAGTCCACTATCGAGACAAATCGGACACTACGGCAGTTGATGGGGTTGAATCGTGAGCAATCTGGACCTATCGGGAATAAGAGGTGTTACAGAACCCCGAATTCACTCAAAACTCAACGAATTGCCCTCTCGCGGTCAGGAAATGATTGATTTCTGTAAGGAAATCGGCACACCGCTGCTTCCGTGGCAGGAATTCGTAGCAATCCATAGCCTCAAGGTCAAAGAGGACGGCAGGTGGGCTCATCCGCTCAACGGACTTCTCATCGCCAGACAATCCGGTAAGACGACTTTCATGATCCTGCGCATCCTTGCCGGTGCGATGCTATTTGGAGACGATCTCCAAATCGGAACCGCTCACACCATCTCAACGGCTCGCGAAGCATTCAAACGGCTGGTCGATATGGTCGAAGGCTCCAAACTTGCCGGGGAAGTCAAAAAAATTCGATGGGCGAATGGCGAACAAGAAATCCAGTTTATGAATGGAGCCCGATACATCTATCGAGCCAGCAATAACGCGACACGCGGTATCTCAAAGCCAGAAGCCATCCACCTTGACGAGTTACGCGAATACAAGAACGAAGCAACGTGGGCTTCGATCCGCTACACGCTCCAAGCAGCTCGAAACCCTCAAACGTGGATTTACTCGAATGCCGGTGACGCATCCTCGGTAATCCTCAACAACCTACGCGACCGGGCTTTGGCATCGCTCAACTCGGACGACGACACCATCGGATGGTGGGAGTATTCAGCCCACCCAGACACACCGATAGACGGATCGTTGAAAATGTGGGAAGGCTTGGCGCAAGCGAACCCATCGCTCGGTTACACAATCCATCCAGACAACCTCAAAATGGCTCTGAGCGACCCACCGGACACAATCCGAACCGAAATGCTTTGCCAATGGGTCGTCACCCTCAACGGCGCAATTGATCCTGATCAATGGACTCAATGCGCAGATCCGGAATTGACCCTAGACCCTGAGAAAACGACATGGCTTGGGATCGACCTTTCGCCAGACCGCCGGGAAGCGGCTTTGGTCGCAGCCCAGAAGATCGACGGCGATAAGTTCGTCATTATCCTGCTTCAGACATGGAAAAACGAGTTCGCTCTCGATGATTTGGCTTTGGCAAACGACATCGCGCCGTGGGTGCGCAAGTTCCAGACAGAAACCGTCGCTTACTCCAAGCAAACCGCATCAGCCGTCGCGGTGCGTCTTATGCCGGCAGGAATCCCGGTTCATGACGTCGATGGCAACGATTACCAGCAAGCATGCGACGAATGGGCAGGCGCGATCAACTCCGGGCGACTTCAGCACACCAATCAAGACACCTTGACCGAGCAGACTTTGGCAGCCGTCAAATATCAGCGCGGAGACTCATCGTGGGTGATTGGACGCCGGGCATCAAGCGCGACCGTCTGCGCTGCCGTGGCTTCGGCTTTGGTCACTCACTTTGCGACCCGGATTGACGACGGCATCGACATAGTCGTAGGCTGAAGCTGCTTGATCCGTGACGCGGTCAGATACCGCGTGGCTCGAATCCGGCGGTGGGGATACCGCCGGATTCTTCGTGATTGTGTGTCCGTTATGCTAGACTTTATCCTCAATGGGCGTTTTTGCGGATTTATTTGCTACTTCAAAGCCAGAAGAAAACGTGGTTGATGTTGCCGCGTCTCTGGCTCCTTTTTACGTCAACAACAATGCGCTGAATGTTGCCGGTGGTGCGATTGTGGTTCCGCGACTCAATGCGCTTTCCGTTCCTGCCGTTGCTCGCGCTAACGGAATTATCACATCAACAATCGGATCGCTTCCTATTGAAAAATTCAATGACGCATCTGGTGAAAGAATTCCTATCGAGCGATCGTTCAAGCAACCTGATCCGCGTGTCCCTGCTTCTTTGATTTATTCGTATCTCGCTCAGGATCTTTGGCTTTATGGCGTTGCTTACGGTCAAGTTATGGAAATGTATGCGGCATCGGATGGCGGTCGCGTTCGTCGCTGGACTCGCATCGATCCTCAATGGGTAACCGTCAAAACGAATCCGCTTGGCACAGAGATTATTGGTTATAGCGTCAACGGTTACGAAACACCGATGAGCGGTGTCGGGTCGATTATTCAATTCTTCAACCTCGCAGATTCGGGAATCTTGAATCGCGCAGGACGCACTATTCGCGCCGCAATTGAACTTGAAAAGGCTGCCGAACTTTATGCTCGAGAGCCGCTTCCGACGATGGTATTGAAGTCAACCGGAACAAATCTACCTTCCGAGCGAATCAAATCGCTTTTGGAATCATGGCGAACGTCAAGAACTAATCGGGCTACTGCTTTCCTCAATGCTGACATCGAACTTCAGGCTCTCGGCTTTGATCCGAAACAACTTCAACTATCAGAAGCTCGTCAATACATTGCTTTGGAACTTGCTCGTCAATGCGGAATCCCTGCCTACTTCCTTAGCGCAGAATCTACATCGATGACGTATTCAAACGCGACATCCGAGCGACGTTCGTTGATTGATTTCTCGCTTCGTCCAATTCTTACCGCCATCGAGTCACGCCTAAGCATGGATGACTTCACGCCAGCCGGAACTCACGTTCGTTTCGACCTTGATGATTTCCTTCGCGGAAATCCTTTGGAGCGAGCGCAGATTTACCAGATTCTTACCGGCATCGGAGCGATGACCGTTGAGGAAGTTAGGAAAGCAGAGGATCTCTTAGGATGAAGATCAACTACCCAATGACCATCACGGCAGCCGATGTCGAGTCTCGCACTCTGACCGGTCGTATCGTTACATGGGGCGAAGAAGGCAATACCTCAGCCGGACGCACCGTGTTTAGCAAAGATTCAATTGCGTTCAGTAAGAACGTCAAATTACTTCTTGAGCATGAATTGACCCGACCAATCGGCAAGATGGTCAGCGCAGAAGTTACCGACACCGGCATCGAAGCCAAGTTCAAGATTTCAAATACTTCGGCCGGATCTGATGCTTTGATTGAGGCAGCCGAAGGGTTGCGCGATGGATTCAGCGTCGGCGTGAAACTCAACGACTGGGAAAACAAAGACGGAGCGATGGTTATCGCATCCGCAAAATTGATTGAGGTTTCGCTCGTTACCGAGCCAGCAATCGATTCAGCGCGTGTCGCTGAAGTCGCAGCAAGCGAAGAAGAAAACAAAGTTTCCGAGGAAGCAACCGTTTCCGAGGATCAAACAACAATCGAAGGAGAACAAGTGTCCGACACTACCGTTCCTGCTCCTGCCGTCGAAACGGTAGAAGCACAGGCGACAGAGGTTCAGGCTAAGTCTGCGCCAATGTTCACCGCTCCTCGCGTGAATCTCAACGTCACCGCAGGACAATACGCACTCGCGCAAATTCGCGCATCTCAAGGCGATTCAGAGGCTCGCGATCTTGTCGCAGCACTCGATGTAGCAACTACTTCGGAGAACATCGGTGTCGTTCCACCGACTTATCTTCGTGACCTTATTGGCATCATCGATGACCAAATGCCATTCGCTGATTCTTTGGAGCAGGGTGTTCTTCCGGCTTCCGGAATGAAGTTCTATCGTCCGGTCATCGGCGTTCAGGCAACGACCGCAATCACCGCCGAGGGTATTGAACTCGACTCGACCGATACAACCATCACTTCTCTCGAGATTGACGTTGTCAAGATCGGTGGAGCCAATATCATCAACGCAGAACTCTTCGAGCGAAGCGACCCATCCTATGTCGATGTTCTTCTTCGCGAACTCGCCGCTTCATGGGCGCAGAAGGCTGATGCGTACGCATTCTCAATCGCAGCAGGCGCACCCGGATCATCTTCTGGCGCAACTCTTTACGCAGGTATCGCAGACGGTATCGCAGACGCTTACGGTGTTCTTCGCCGGACTCCAAATCGCTTCCTCGCAGACACCGGCAATTTTGCCGAGTTGCTCGCGGCAGTTGATGGCAGCCAGCGTCCACTATTCGCAGCAGCTGCTCCGCAAAACGCAGCCGGCTTGATGACTCAGGGTTCAACCGCAGGCACAATCGCAGGTCTCCAACTCGTCGTCGATCCAAACCTAGACACCGGAACCGGCGTCAAGGGTGTGGTTTACGCTTCTGACGCAGCAACGTTCTACCGTTCGCCAGCGATCCAGATTCGTTCAACGGTTGTTGCCAACGCGCAGTACGAAGTTGGCGTCTACGGTTACGTCGCTTGCGCTCGCAAGTACGCAACCGCATTCCGCAACATTACCGTCGCGTAAGTAAATCAATAAGTCCTCAGCCGGTCTGATCCCGAGCCGGCTGGGGATCTCTAGCAGAAAGGCGAGGACATGCCCACCATAATCACGGCAGGTGAACTCAGAGCCGTTCTTGGCGTGTCCTCAGCCCTGTATTCAGACACAATTCTGAACGACGTCATCGATACCGCCGAAGCGGTGGTCTTGCCGATGCTCGTTACATATCGCAGCCCAATTCGGAGCGTCGAACTTCAAAGCAATCAAGCCATCTTTGAGTTCAATCCCATTCAAGTATTCAGCGAAGGTCAAAGCGTCGTTATCGCCAATGCCGGTTCGCCTTTCAACGGCACTCACACTGTTCTCGCAGACGGTCTGAGCGATACGACCTTCCGTGTGGCGATCGTCAATGCCGACATCGCAAAAAAGAACCTGATTCCGGCTGGAACCGCGACCCTTACCGGCGCAAGCACCTACGTAGGCGTTCCAGAGGTTGAGTCGGCGGTTCTAGCGGTCGCCACCGAGGTCTTTCAATCACGAAGCGCAGTCGGTGGACAGATTGAAGGCGTTGATTTCCAAGTCTCGCCATTCCGTCTCGGTCGTAGCCTATTCAATCGAGTTTCCGGCATTCTGGGCAGGCACATCGATCAGGAGTCAATCGCACTATGACGATCGCGACTGAAGTTCGCGCCGCGCTCAAAACAGCATTAGCACCGGTCGCAGCTAATATCTATGACCATGTTCCAGAAGCACCTCAGGCTCCTCACGTCAGCATCGTTCCCGATGATCCTTATCTGGACATCGAGACAATCGGCAAAAGCGTTCTACGGCTTCGAGTCAATATGGTTCTAGCAGTCGGAGTGAACTACGCGAGCAACGCGGCAGCACTCGACAACCTAGAAAAACTTATCACTAGCGTTCTGACGAATATCCCAGCCGGATATATCGTCGGAGAGGTCAATCGACCAACAGTTACTCAGGTCGGCTCGGTCAATCAGTTAGTCGCTGATATTCGAGTTTCAACCTACTTCCAAAACTAAGGAGCAGAAATGTCTACCACCGTCATTACCGGTCGCGATGTTACCTTCACTATCGGTGGTAACAATTTCGACGCTCAGGCGACGTCAGCAGTCCTCAGCGGCGAAATGACTCGCGAAACCTTCGAGACACTCAATGGCAAGGCTTACAAAGTTCTCGATAACAACTTCACCTTCGAGGTCGAAATGTTGGCTGACTGGGGTGTTACCGGTTCGCTTTGCGAGATCCTTTGGGGTGTCGCTGAGTCAGCACCAAACACCGGAATCAGCACCGTGTTTACCGCAACAAGCGGAGCAGTCTTTACTTTCCAGATTTTGCCTATGTGGCCGTCAGCAGGTGGGTCAGGAAACGACGCTCAGACTGTAACATTCACTTTCCAAGTCATCGGAGTTCCAGCAGAAAACTTCGCGTAATAAGGAGATCGGGATCATGAAATTACCAATTCACATAACGTACACATCGGGAAAGCAGGAAACCTACACCGCGCAACCGCCGGAGTGGGCTAAGTGGGAAAAGGAAACCGGCAACAAGATCACGCAGGCTGATGGAAACATCGGAATATGGGATCTGATGTTCTTGGCGTATAACGCTCACAAGCGCGAAGCGGCAGGACTGCCGGTCAAGCCTTTTGATGTCTGGAGCCTAACGGTTGAGGACATCTCGGCAGGTGAGTCCGACCCAAAAGTCACCCCGTCGGAAGCCTGAGCCGATTGATCGTCGAACTGGCGATCGCGACAAGAATTCCGATGAGTGAGTGGACGGATGCCAGCGACATCCTGACCGCTCTTGAAGTATTGAAGGAGCGCAAGTGACCGAGCCAGCCTTAGCCTTCGACAAGAAGGAACTACGCTCGGTCATCGGCGCATTCAAGGCGATGGATGAACAGGCGACTGATGAAGCAAAGAAAATGGGCTACGAACTGGCTCAATATGCGGCGCAAGAAGTCAGGCGCGCAGCTCTTTCGCGCACAGTCAATCCGGTCGCAGTTCGACGAATCGCTGATGGAGTTCGGGTCAGCAGAACATCGAAAGTGGGTGAATTCTCTTATGGGTTCGCCAGTCAGCGTTTTAGCGGTGGTGGTTCGACGAAAGAGTTATGGCGTGGTTTTGAGTTCGGTTCTAATCGATACCGACAGTTTCCAAGACGCACTCCAAGATCAGGGCTCCGGGGCAACGCTGGATATTTCATCTATCCGACACTCCGTCGCATTCAGCCTGAATTAGTCGCTCAATGGGTTCAGGCATTCGATCGCATTCTGAAGAAGTGGACGTGATATGGCAGAATTCAGAACGCTGAAACTTTCCATCCTTGCGGATGTCGACAACCTCAAGAAACAACTCGGTCAGGGCGAGAAAGAAGTCCAATCCTTCGGCTCAAAAGTCGCGGACTTCGGCAAGAAGGCAGCCCTAGCGTTTGCCGCTGCCGCAGCAGCCGCCGGAGCCTACGCCGCGAAACTTGCCGTCGATGGCGTCAAAGCAGCGATTGAGGATCAAAAGGCTCAGGAATCACTTCGTCGAACGCTGGAGAACGTCACCGGGGCAACCGAAGCCCAAGTCAAAGCGACCGAGGATTACATTTCGACAACTGCCGTGGCAGTGGGAATCGCTGACGATGAACTTCGTCCATCCCTTGATCGTCTCGTCCGAGCCACCGGGGATCTGACTCAGGCGCAACGCTTACAGTCCATCGCGCTGGACATTAGCGCAGGCACAGGGCGAAGCCTACAAGCGGTCACAGAAGCCCTCTCAAAGGCTCAGGAAGGCAATCTGGGCGGTCTAACTCGTCTGGGTGTAGGTCTTACCGCAGCCGAGGTCAAAACCCTCTCATTTGAGCAGATAACGGCGAAATTAGGGCAGACCTTCGCCGGTCAAGCAGCCGCATCAGCGAACACCTTTCAGGGTCGCTTAGATCGACTCAACATCGTTCTCGATGAAGCAAAAGAATCAATCGGGTTCGCTTTGCTGCCGGTCTTGGAGCGTCTCCTGAGTTTCGTGAACGATCGCATCGTTCCGGTCATCCAGAAGTTCGCTGAAGATTTCGGTAGCGGAAACGGTCTGGCAGGCAACATCGAGCGAGTGGTCACAATCATTCGAACCGTCTTGACTCCGGTGTTCGAAGGTGCGCTGAGCCTATTCCGTCGAGTTCGTGACGCAGTCGCAGCCAATCAGGAGTCCTTTACCAAGTTCGCAGATTTGATCCGAACCTACATCGCACCGGTTATCGGAACGGTTCTGGGTGGTGCGCTCAAGGCTCTTGGAGTTATCGCTCAAGGCGTCATCAACATAGTCGCCAAAGCAGCCGATTTCATTCGAGCAACGGTTGAAGTGGCAATCGCTGGCATCAATGCCCTCATCCGCGCCTATAACGCAATCCCGGCACTACCTAACATTCCTACCATCAACGCACCAAGCGCAGGTGTTACCGCACCGTCTGCGCCAAGTATCCGGGCGATCGAGCGAGGTGTTCCGTCGGCTTCCACAGCCGCCGCGCCGGTCGCTCCGGTTACGAATAACATTACGGTCAATGGAGCCATCGATTCTGAGTCAACGGCTCGTCAGATCGCCAGAGTCCTCACAGAATCAGCCTCACGCGGCACAGGTGGCGGCGGTGGCTTCTTGGGCGGTGTTCTCGTAACGTGACGGCTTGGACTCCCGAATACCGTATCCGCGCCAACGGCGACACAATCACCGGCATTACGCTAGTCGGATTCTCAATTACTTCTGGTCGAAGCGACGTCAATTCGCAGGCTCAGGCTGGTTACGCAGCCGTTCGCATTCTGAACCTAACCAATCAGGTCTATACATGGGGAATCAATACCGGTATTTCGATTGAGGTCAAGGATACGACTGCGACATTCGTTCCCATCTTTGGCGGTCGCATCTCAGATATTGCCGTGGGAGTCGAACGAAGCGGATCTGAAGGCGCAGTTACAGTCATCGACATTTATGCCCTCGGAGCCTTAGCCAAACTCCAAAACGCGGTCTGGGAAGGTTCGTTGAGCAAGGCTTTTGACGGTATCCAGATTCAGACAATTCTTGAATCGTTGCTGACGAACGCTTGGAACGAGGTTCCACCGGCTGAGACGTGGGCAACCTATAACGCAACTGAAACATGGGAAAACGCTCAAAACATCGGCATAGGCGAAATTGATGAAGGCGAATACGAAATGATCAGCCGATCAGCCAACCCGGTCAACATGTATTCGTATGTCGCTGATCTTGCTAATTCTGGCATCGGTTATCTGTACGAGGACGCCAATGGTCTGATTTCTTACGGAGACGCTGATCACCGTCAGAACTACCTTGTCGCGAACGGTTACGTCAATCTTGACGCTAATGACGCGCTTTCAGACGGTATTCGTTCCACGACTCGTCAGGGCGACATCGTCAACGATCTCGTCATCAATTACAAAAACAACTTTGGAACGTCTTACACATTCACCGACCAAACGTCTATCGATAATTTTGGGCTCTACGCTCGATCGATCAACTCGCTTATCGATGACGATTCAGACGCCGAAGCAGTCGCAGAACGGTTCGTCAATTTCCGATCGACCCCAAAGGCTAAGTTCGACTCGATTACCTTTGCCCTCCAAAACCCCGAAATCAGCGACGCAAACCGTAATAGCCTTTTGAACGTTTTTATGGGTATGCCGGTCGCCATCGCTAACCTGCCAGCCAATATCAACTCTGGCAACTTCGTGGGTTATGTCGAAGGCTGGACGTTCCGATCGACACTTTCAGGACTTTCTCTGAGCCTTACCCTAAGCCCGACCGAGTTTTGGACGGTGGCTCAGGACTGGAATCAAGTCACCGCGACGCTCACGTGGGCGGCGGTTGATGATACACTTACATGGCAAAACGCGACAGGAGTAATCGGATAATGGCAAATACAACGAATTTTGGATGGGAAACGCCAGACAATACGGATCTCGTGAAAGATGGCGCGCTGGCCATTCGGACTCTTGGTTCGGCTATTGATACATCTCTCGTCGATCTCAAAGGCGGTACGAGCGGTCAAGTCTTGTCCAAGGCTACGAATACGGACATGGATTTCACTTGGGTCACGCAAGATGACGCTAATGCTATTCAAAACGCTATTGTGGACGCAAAAGGCGACCTGATTACTGCTACCGCAGCAGACGTACCGGCACGTTTGGCGGTAGGAACTGACGGTCAAGTTCTAACGGCTGATTCTTCAACTGCTACTGGTCTTAAATGGGCAGCCGTATCTTCAAAAATTTTACAGACCATTACGACAACCAAATTAGATACTTTTACTTCCAATTCAACTACCGCAGTCGATGTGACCGGACTTTCCGTGACGATAACGCCATCTTCGACTTCATCCACTATTTTGGTTTTTGCGATTGTCAACGGAAACGGTCAAGCAGGCTCAAACGGGGTGATGTTTAGATTGCTCCGAGGGTCAACTAACCTGATTGTTCCAACATCTTCCGGCTCGAGATCTGCCGGATTTGGTTCTATTTATCTCAACGACGCCGCTCAAGTCAGTTCGACAAGCATTTCTTATGTTGACAGTCCTGCAACAACTTCAGCAACGACGTATAAAATTCAAGGATTCGCAACATCAGCTGGGAATTTTTATGTCAACAGATCACAAAGCGACACCGATAGTTCGGCTTTCGTGAGAACTGCGTCATCAATAACAGTTATAGAAATAGGAGCATAAAGTGGATTTATCGTTGATTCTAAGTCAAAGATATAAAGATTCCCAATGGATTTTAGATGGCGAAAATTATGATGGTTTGACTTGGCTTTCGGATACTACTCAACCGTCAAAAGAAGAATTAGAATCTCAATGGAATTCAGTTTTATCGGACATAGAAAACGAAAAAACAAAAAAAGCGGCTAAGAAAGCCGAACTGCTCAATCGTCTCGGACTTACCGAAGAAGAAGCGAAACTGCTACTTGGATGAGAAAAGCTCCGTGGCTTTGCCATGCCGGACGACAACTCCGTGAGCAAATCGACGATCGTTATCCTAACCGCGACCGTCGTTCTGATGGTTGGGTGGCTGACTCGAAGCATTCTAAGAAATCTGATCACTCACCTCGAAGAAACGGAGTGGTCAGGGCGATAGACATCGACGCCGGGTTGGGTCACTCGAAGGCGTCTGGAATGCTCGCATTAGCAATCGTCGAAGCAGCCAAAGCCGGAGACAAACGCATCAAGTACGTTATCCATAAGGGTCGGATAGCATCAAAGATACGAGGATGGGCGTGGCGTCCTTACACCGGCCTGAACCCTCATGAGACACACATTCACGTCAGTTTCACTCGCAAGGGTGATCGGGATCGAAGTAACTTCGCAATCTAAGGAGAATCGTGAACGATTACATGAAACATCCAGCAGTTCTCGCAGTAGGCGCATTCCTTAGCGCATGGGCAGCGACGAACTTTGATCTCGACTACCGAGCCGTTCTTTGGTCGGTCGTTGCCGGTGTCTTTGGATACGCGAAGCCTTTCAAGAAGTGAGGGCTGCCGAATGGGTCGGACTGATTGCTGGTCTGACCGGGATTCTTGGTGCGTTTGTAGCAGCTCTGCGATGGACGGTTCATCAGTTTGTTCAAGAGATAGGCAATCAACTATTCACACGGATGGATCGTCTGGAAACTGAGATCGGCGTGTTGACGGCGAGACAGTCAGACATCTATGCCACCATTATCACCGAAAGGGGTTCTCATGGCTCGAAAGACAAAGGCTCAAAAACTCGCAAGCCTGCGCGCAAAAGAGCGAGCCGCTAAGAGAACAAAACCCATCACCGCTCTTGATCTATGGGCAATCAGTCTTTACGAAGTTACTGAGTCCATGAAGCGAGCAGGTTTTGACGACGCAACGATTCAAGGCTGGCTCTGTGATCAATCCTTGCCAGATTGGGTCTTATCGCCATCGAAGCCGATCGAGGACGATGACGACGAGGAAGAAGAAGACTATTAGGCGAACCGTTGTAATCAGCGATCTCCAAGTTCCTTATCATGACCATAAAGCCGTCAAAAACGTCGCAGCATTTATCAAGCGATGGAAGCCCGACCGAGTTGCCACAGTCGGCGACGAAATCGACCTTCCTCAGTTGTCCCGATGGGAGCGCGGTCTTGCCGGTGAGTTCGCTGGAACACTTGACCGGGATCGACGAATCACTCAGGAAGTTTTATTCGACCTCCGTGTTACGGATATGGTCAGAAGCAATCACACCGACCGGCTCTATAACTCCATCAAAACCCGGCTTCCAGCCCTAGCAGCTTTGCCCGAACTTCAGTTCGAGAATTGGCTTGGGCTCCCGGATCTGGGGATCAAGTTCTGGCGCGACCCGATGCCGCTGGCTAAGGGTTGGATTGTCCTTCACGGCGACGAGGGAGCCGTTTCTCAGAAGGGTGGTCAAACGGCTCTAGGATTGGCTCTAAGGCATGGAAAATCGGTGGTCTGTGGTCACACCCATAGAGCAGGGCTTTCGGGGCTTACACAGGCTTCTGGAGGCGTTTTAGGGGGTATTCTGTGGGGCTTTGAGGTCGGAAATCTGATGAACTTCCGTGACGCCAAGTATCTCAAAGGCGGTTCGGGTAATTGGCAGCAGGGCTTCGGGCTGATCTACGAGCATAAGAACCGGGTCACGCCGGTATTCGTGCCGATCGAGCGTGATGGATCATTCGTGGTCGAGGGGAAGGTCTATGGATGAGATCGTTCCGCTTATCCGCACCATCGATGACCATATTGACAACTGGGATGCCGCGTCTGATTTCGTTATGAAATCGTTATCAACGACACGCCGATAGGCGGTTGATTGACGGTTGGATCGGCGTAACGTCTGCCATGTCGGGAACGGTTCCCGGGATAGGCAGGCAAAATGAACACCAACGCAAAACTCGAAGGCGCAGCACGTTACGTCAAGAATGCCCTGAATCAAAATCGTCAAGGACTCGCTGACGGCATTATTGGTTCGATTGCTTATATCAATATCGCGATTGGCTTGCTCAATGAGGCAAAGGAAGAAATCGAAAGCGAAAGCAAGGTCAGCGCATGACCGCAATCGGCTTTGATCCATTAGCGATCTATTACATCATCGCACTTATCAGCATTCCCATTCTGGGTCTGCTCTACACCGCAATCACCGAAAACTTCTACTGGAAAGGCTGGCAAGATGGAAAACGATTCGCCGAAGGCAATCAACCCACAAAGCATTCTCGATGAAGCAGGTTTCATCCGAGGTGAACGAGGAAAGGTTTACGGTCACCCATATATCAATCATCGACGTATCGCCGATCTTTGGTCTGCTTATCTGGGTATCCCAATACCACCGGATCAAGTCGCGGTCTGTATGGCTCTCGTCAAGATCAGCAGAATCGCCGAAACACCGGGTCATCGAGGTCGAGACGGTTACGTTGACGGAGTGGCTTACCTTTCACTCGCTGCCATGCTCGCAACAGTTGATCCAGAGGAATTCGATGCCTATTAGAGCCAATCATGACTCAAAAATCTGGTGCGACATCTGTAAACTCAGGTTCGGGAAAGTCGGTGGCGAGTGGCATATTCGCGCCATGACGCCGGCTCGCTGGATTGTCATAAGTGAAACAAAGGAGCGAAGGGGTCGCATGAAGGCTTATTGCCAGCCATGCGCGAACGAAGCGCAAATGGATGGACAAGGAAAAGTTTGGACGTTTCGAGAGCAACTCGATTACGCATTAGGAAAAGAGGCAATCAATGGGATGGAATCTGAATGACTACGAACCGGTCGAAGATCGCTTGGCTAAGTTCTGGAATGATTATCCGCCGGGTCGCATTGAGACGGAGTTGGTGGCATACGAAGGTAATCGCTACATCGTGGCTGCTCGACTGTATCGGATGGACACGGATCCCAAGCCATTCGCGACAGGGCTGGCAGAGGAAACGATTTCTGATCGAGGCGTCAATTCAACTTCGGCTCTTGAAAACGCTGAAACGTCTGCTATCGGACGAGCGTTGGCTAACGCCGGATATGCTCCAAAAGGTAAGCGCGCTAGCCGCGAAGAAATGGCAAAAGTAGCAAGAGGCGATTCACCGATCGTTGAACGACCATTCAAGCCGGCAGAAGCGGTCAAAGAGGTTCCTAACGAGCCTCAAACCGTTGTCTGGGAGGATGAATCCGAGACGAAAGCGTTTCAAGATACGACCGACATCGCAGCAGCCTTCGGCGGTCAAGTCGTGGGCTTCAAGTGTAAGCATGGGGACATGTTGCTCAAAGAAGGCATGTCAAAGGCAGGTAAGCCCTATCACGGATTCGTCTGTGGTGCGAAATCAAAGGCTGATCAATGCGAAGCCCGATGGGCGAAGCAAGGCCATAACGGTCAATGGGTGTTCGAGGATCGAGCTGCCGGATGGTAGAAGATCGAACCGGTGAACCTAATTCGCGTCCGGTGACGTGCGATTGGTGCGGTGAAGTGCTGGTCAGTTATGCCGGAGTCCGAGTCCAAATGGCTGAACATGATCCGCTTGACTATAACTGGGCGTGTGACAACTGCTACGAGAAAATCCGTCATGGTGAACTATGAGCAACGCATCGAGGAGGCAACGTGGTCGGGAGACTGAGAAGATTTTTGCGGATTATCTGGTTCGTCACGGATTCAAGACCGCTCATGTTACGTCTATGGCTGCTAGTGGCAGCGATGTTCTGGGTGTGCCTGGCGTGGATTGGGAGGTCAAGGCTAGACGAGGATTGGTCATTAGCGAGACTATGGCTCAACTGCGCAGACGCAGACGCGAAACCGGACTAGGCGTTGGGATCCTCAGACTCGACAAGCAAGGCGAGAAAGCCGTGGGCGATTGGGTTGCCATCCTGACGGCTGATGATCTGATTTACTTACTGAAGGCGGCAGGCTATGGCGACCCCAGATAAATACGTCTTTCGATGCTTAGGCTGCGGAAAGTGGGTTTATATGCGTGAACTGTGTGAGGATTGCTATCCAAAGGATCAGGCGGCATGAAAACGACACGCCGTCTGACCTGCGGTTATGTAAATGGGCTTGACACACATGCTACGCTTAGCCTGCCAGCCTGCGGGGTCAGAGCCCGAGCAGGGGCAGTAGCGATCGGGAGGGCTCTATTCATCACGCTTTTGGCGTTCTTCATGCTTTTATCAATTAGCCTTCCTAATTCTCATGCTTGGAAAAACCATTCTATGAATTTGAAGTTATATGCTCATAATGAGATCAAAGACTGGACCGAGTTTGAGTGTTATGTAGAACTGATACATAGAGAGAGTAGTTGGAACTACAAGGCTAGGAATGGAAGTCATTACGGTCTAGGTCAGGTGCGCTCGACTTGGTATCGCGACCTTAGTCCTCGTAAGCAGATCAAGGCGCATCTACGATATATCGAGCATCGCTACGATGGCTCAGCGTGTAAGGCATTACGTCACTTAGTGAAGGTAGGCTGGCACTAATGACCAGCAGCCTAAGCAACAAAGGATCGACAAGTAAGTGGCGACGCATTAGGGCTCAGGTCTTGAGGCGTGATCAGAACACCTGCTTCTACTGTGGTGGTCATGCGAACACGGTGGATCACATCGTTCCTAGATCGAAGTTGGTCGATCAGAACGCGGATACGTTAGACAACATGGTCGCTGCGTGTGTTCAATGTAATTCAAGCAAAGGGGGGCGGTTTTTTGGTGAGCGTCCGACACCATCGACCCC